TTTATAAGGGTGTAAATATATAGCGTGTTCAAGCTGTGAATCATTGAGCATTTCAAGCATAAATTTGACCTCTTCCATGCTCTCCTGGATCTCTTCCGCTTCCGCTCTCTCTTTCTCTGCTTTCTGCTCTGCCAGCTTTTCAACCCATGGAGCAACAGAGATAGAAACAATCTGACCGGAAGTTGTAAAGCGTTCAAGATATGCTGCAAACTTTCCATTAGCTCCTGCCGGGTCATAACTCCTGATTAGATTAATCAAGCCACCATTATTGTCTCCCAGGTCGTATCTGTCCGTGTATTCTTTTTCTTCTCCGGTCTTTTCATCTGTATAGAATACAGTGTATTTTGTCTTGAAATAACCATCATCGGAGGGCAGGTCATAATGGGCCAGGATTGTATCAGCAGCCATTACAGAAAGTTTCAGTTCATCATCTTTGAAGCTATAGAATGCAGGATGCTCTGACCAGTGAATTAAAACAACAGGCTGTCCTTCAATGATGGGATATTGCTTACTAATATCATCAATGTAAACCCTTCCTGCGCTCTGCTCTGCAATGATCCTGGCTCTCTTCTCTTCCGCTTCTGCTTCAGCTTTCGCTTTCGCTGCTTTCTCTTCCGCTTCTTTTATTACAGAAATATTATTAATTTCTGCTTCAGAAGGATTCCCAGGATTGTCAGGAAGCTCTGCTTTATACTCTGCAAGATGGGCTTTCCTGTTCTCTAATTCGCTTTCATAATATCTTCTACTTGATGCAGAACAGCTTGAAAGCTGCTTTTCATAAAATTTGATTCCTTTTTCGCATTCCTTAATCTTTGCTGTTATAGCTGCATATCTGATATATTTATAAAGCGGGTGTTCTGGTGTTATTGTCGCGCTGTCTGTATCAAAATAATCTGACTGACTATCAGTTTCGTTTTTAACGTTCATGAAATACTTTTCAGGAAGCTGTTTCCCGTATTCTTTAGCAGAAACATAAACTAAACCAGGCTCAACAGAATAATAAACTTTTACAAGCTTGCCTCCGTCAACTTTGAAGCCGTTGTAATAGAATTTGATCCCCGTTTCCGGTTCTTCTTCTGCTGGTATGCTGTCGGGCTTAATACGCGCTGCAATAGCTCTGTTTTTCTCCGCTCTCTCTTCTTCTTCTTTCCAAAAGCTTTCAGCATATCCTCTGCTTTTCTGTGCTTCTGCTCTCTTCTCTGCTTCTTCAGCTTTCTTTGTGAAGTATTCCCAGGCATAGAATGAAGGAATGTTTTCCCGCTTCTCAATTTTGCAGTTTACTTTGTCATGCTTTGCAGCTTCCTGGGCTTTCGCTCTGTTGCTTGAATAGTAATGCAGCGGCCAGGAATTTGTAGAATATGCGCTTTCTGCCAGCTTTCCCGCTTTTGTAACTTTGTGCAGCCAGAAGTTACCTGGTTTATATACTTCAGTTACCAGATACAGACCATTGTTATTTTTAACAGCAGATCCTGAGATTTCTACAAAGTCACCGGTTACGATTTCTTCCAGGCTGTTGTTCTCTTTCATATCTTTCTTTTCCTCCTTCTTTTCTTCTCTCTCCGGTTCTTTCTCCGGTTCTTCAATATGGGCAGGAAGTGCAAGCGCGTAAACATTCGATACAGACACAGGAAACAGAATCATTTTTTTCGCTTCATCTTCTGTTATATAGCCGCGCTTAAATTGACGATACGCAACGCCGCACAAATTCCTGGCCGAGGGTGCTGTCTCAATAACAGCTCTTGCAACGCTTGCAACGCGATTCAGGGCTTCTTCTTTCTCTCTCCGCTCTCTCTCCACTTCCTCCTCCGCTGCTTTCATGTTGCGGATCTCCCTGGCCACTTCAGAAGCTTTATATTCTCCGCTTTCAACCTTGCTGATATACTCCGCTGCTTTCTCTCTGTTGCTGTCGTTCCGGAGGCTCTCCGCTTCTTCTTTCAGAATTGCAGCGGCTTCCGCTCTCTGCTTTCGCTCTGCTCTTTCTTCTTCATTCTGATAAGCATTAATAACGATTTCCCTGGCTTCAGTTCCTTCTTTCGGTCTGATAGGAAGAATCATACCCTCTCCCTCTTCAGAGCTGAAATAAACCGGACAGCTCCACTTTTCAGGCTTATAAAAGACAGCTCCAGGAAGGGCCTGAACTGCATCAATTAAGAAATTAATATTCACAACAACGCAATTATCAAGCAGATAAGCCTCGCTATTAGGATCTCTTTTGATAACATTAGCAGCTTTCCAGGCTTTCAGCTCTGCCAGAGCGGGAACGTTAAGAACAACACCATTTTCCTGGGCATATTCCCGAGGCTGCTTCATACTCTTTTCAGTATTCATCATGATCTTGTCTTTATTCTCGGGAGCAACATGAGGAAGGCTTTCACGGTCTTCATTGAGAGACAAAAGCCTGTAACCGTCACAAAGATGATATTTTCCGTTTTGCTCAAATACTCCCGTGTAAATATCTCTTCCCTTGCCTGCTTTCATCAGGAAACGCTTCATTGCATTGAGCTGTCCTGCTTTCGTTGTCTTTTTGTCCAGGCCCTTCAGAGCTTCCAGGAGCTGTCCAGCAGCTACACCAAAAAACGGAAGATTAGCAGGAACGTTATAGGGATTTGAAATAATGCTTTCTGCAATATCTTCCTGGGCTGTTGCTTTCCCATATGCGCGGATCATATCGCAAACGCTGCTATACTGCTTATTTGCCTGGGCTGCTGTCATGGTATTTGTGTTTTTCATTGTTGTTATCTCCTTTTTTGTTTTTTGATGGTTTCATTATACATGAGTATTACTCACAAGTGATGAACAAATTGTTAATAATGAGTATGACTCATTCATATTTTTTCCGCTTCCCTTCTCTTCCGCTCTCTCTGCTCCGCTCTGCCCTTCCATACTATTATAATAATAGCTCTGTCGCGCTCTCTGCTTCCCTTCTCCGGTTCTTTCCCGCTTTGCCTGGTATAATCTGCTGTTCTTCCCTTCTCTGCTGCTTCTGCTTCTGCTGTCTTGATCTGCTCTGCTCCTCTGCTATCTGCTCCAGGCTTCTCCCTTCTCTCTTCTGCTGCTCTCTTCCAATTTCTCCTCTTCTCTCTTCCGCTCTCATTCTCTCTCATTCTTCTCCGCTGCTCTTTCTTCTCTCTTTCTTCTGCTTTCTTCTGCTCTCCCTTCTTGATCTTGATAAAATAGCACTTTTTGCAATATGTTACGCTGTTAATTAATTACACATTGCAAAATGTGCTGCCCTCTCCGGTTCTTCTGCTTCTGCTTCTCCTGGCCAGGGCTTTCATTCCCTTCTTTTTGATGGGAGTATATGAAGAATCAATAAAATGAGGAGCCAACCGCCTCTCCTCCCCTATTTTTGACGCTTTTTGGTTCGCTTAATCTGTATTGAGCGAACTTAAGGCAAATGAAACGTTTCACGGCTGGCCTGGGCTGGTTTTTTGCGGCCTCCGGTGGGGGAGTGGCCCTTCCCCGCCCCGCGCCGGGTTACCTTCCCCAGCATCCGAAAAAGCAAAAAAGGGATAGCTAGAGATAGCGGGAGAAAGAAAGAGATAGATTTGGATAGATTTGGATAGATTAAGATGGTTTAAGATAAAGATTGAGATAGAGCTTAACAGTGTTAAATAAAGCAAGCACTCCCCTACTCACTTTGAATGGCTTATAAGTTTAAGTGAGAGAGATGACATAAGGATGGAGAACGCAAAAAGAACTTTTTATAGCGGTTTCGGATAACTTCAAAAATGGCTAAAAAGTTCGGAAAATTGAGAATTTGGAAAAACGAGTAAAAAGTTACATTTTGTAATTGTTACATTTTTTGTTAGAGTATTATTTTGTAACATTTGATACAAACGTCTACAAGATCACAAAACGAACCTCGGGTGTCGACAGTTGTAACGTTTGTAACGTTTTCTTCGCACAGCAAAAAACGTTACACATAATTTGTTCACAATTTTGGAAAATGCTAAAAAAGTTCGGAAAAATGAAAAAACGGGGTTTTCAGATAGGTGCGTTTTGTGACCGGAGATGGGGCAAGGTTGGATGGCCGGGAGCGGAGCGGAGAACCCTTGTGCTAGAAGAGAGAAAAGAAAAGCTGGCGCGACTCCGCAACGGTAACGGTAGACTGTCAAGTAAATTTGCTTTACACTTTTGTGATTTCTGATAGAATGGAAGTATATGGAAGGGGGCATATAGAATGACAGTAAAAGAGCAAAAAAAGCTGATAGATAGACTGATAGAGCAAGGGCAACCGGAAATGCTGATTGATGCGCTTTCGTTGTGTAAGATATTGGAGCGCGACAGTATGACAACTGTATCGGGGACAAAAGCACAGAAGTATAAGGAAATCAAAATGTATGACCAGGGGAATTTTGATGCTGCTCATGCTGCTGCGCGGAGAATAAGGGCAAAAGCAAATCAGCTTGCAAAAGCTGGGTATGGTCAAGATATGCTTGATCTGTATTATGCTTGTCATTTGTTTGATGCTCCTCACTTCTTTGATAGTTTCTGTATCTATATAGAGAAAGACCGTGAAATGAAACGGCAGTTCTACTTGCCCAGGCGAAAGCAGTTGTTGGAGTGTGCAAATGCTCTTCAGGACTTTGAAGAAGGGAAAATAACTCTTCTTGGAATCAGTGAACCGCCAGGAGTTGGCAAGACCACGATTGCAGAGTTTTATCTAGCATGGACTGTTGGTAGGAATCCAGAGCTTGCATGTTTGATCGGTTCTCATTCAAATCCGTTTTTGGATGGCGTATATGCTGAAATGTTGCGTATTCTAGATTTGAATGGTGAATATCGGTGGGGAGATGTTTTCCCCGGCCTGAGAGTTATCAGTACAAACGCAAGAACGCGAATGATTGACGTTGGGATGACTAAGAAAGATTGCAAGCGTTTTGCTTCTTTGGAGTTTGGCAGTATTGGTTCTCAACTGGCAGGCCGGGTAAGAGCGCAGAATCTTCTTTACTGTGATGACCTTGTTGACGGCATTGAAACTGCTATGAGCAAAGATAGACTTGATAAGCTCTGGCAGCAGTATTACACAGATTTACGGCAAAGAAAGATTGGTGATCGGTGCAAAGAGCTTCATATAGCTACAAGATGGAGCTTGCATGATGTTATCGGGCGGCTTGAAGCTGAATACGGTGACGATCCATTAGCGCGGTTTATTCGTTTCTCCGCTCTTGATGAGAATGACGAGAGCAACTTTGATTATCCGTATGGCCTGGGTTACACTACGGAAGACCTTCATAAGCAGCGCGATATTATGGATGATGCGAGTTGGAGAGCGTTGTATTGTAATGAACCGATAGAGCGCGAAGGTCAGTTGTATGATCCGAGTGAACTGCGGAGATTCTTTGAGCTTCCAGAGCAAGAACCGGATGCGGTATTTGCTATTTGCGATACGAAAGAGCAAGGCGGTGACTATGCTGTTATGCCTGTTCTGTATCAGTATGGAGAAGATTTCTATGTTGACTTCATTCTTTGCGATAATGGCAAGGTTGAAGTAATTGAAGAGCGGGTAGCAAGGATTTTGGTAGATAGAAAAGTGAAGATGTGCCGTATAGAGTCTAACCGTGGTGGAACACTCTTCGCTCAAAACGTTCAAAAGCGTATCAAAGAACTTGGTGGTATTACGAATATCACGACAAAGTGGACTCAAACAAATAAAGAAACCAGAATTGAGATCAATTCCGGTTGGGTAAAAGCACATTGTCTTTTCAAAGATGAGAGTGAATATAAGGAAGATAAAGAGTATCGAACTGCTATGAATTTCTTGTGTTCATACTCTATTGCTGGAAAGAACAAACACGATGACGTTCCAGACGTTTTCTCTATGGTTGTGGACTATGTTACCACGTTCGGTGGCAATAGAGCGGAAGTTATCAAACGTATGTTCTAATTGTAACCTATATAGTATCAAAAGAGGTGTCAAGTGATTTTACTTGACACCTTTATTATAAATGATAAAATTTTTATTGGGATATAGCGTGCATGGCTTTTTCATTCCATTACCTCCTTTCTATGATATAAACTGCGGCGGGTCAGTTAGTTAAAGCGTTTGGCTGAGAACGCGATAACTTTTTAACCGCCCCTTATTATATACGCATTGAGGTGACTGGCCTTGGCAGATACAGAGAACACAAGCGTTCATGAAGAAGAAAAAGTAAATAAAGAATATACGTTTGCTGATTTTCTCCTGGGTCGGCGCGATATTTTCTCTGCTGTTGACGAACTTACTTCTGAGAATGTTGTTAAGGAAGTTAATGCAGCTCTGGCCTATCATCTTCAGAATATCACGGAGGAAGAATATCTTTATTGGTATCGGCGCGGTTATCAGCCTATTCTTAACCGCCACAAAGAACGGAATGAATTTGTTCTTAACAAGGTTGTCGAAAACCATGCTGAAGAGATTGTAACGTTTAAGAACGGTTATTTTCTCCAAGAACCAGCTTTTTATGTGAGTAGGAACTTCAAAGCCAAGAACAAGGTAGATACTTTGAATGAGTATCTATACCGGAGCGGAAAACAGACTGCTGATAATGAGCTTGCAGATTGGTTTCACACCGTTGGTAAAGCAGCTCTTTATGTTGAGCCTACTGAAGATAAAGATATTCCGCTTGTTTGCTATGTGCTAGATCCGCGAAGTGCTTTTGTGGTGTATTCTCTGCGGCCAGGAAAGAAACCGTTGTTTGGTGTGAACATGGTTATCAATGCGGAGAATGTTTCTATTGATGTGTTCACCAATAAAAACATTTTCCGTCTGCGCGGCAGAGCTACGCCACAGAAGACAACTAATATTCCAAACTATTCCACAATGGCACTTTCTCTTGAAGGTGTGGAGCGTAATTATCTCAATCATATTCCTATTATTGAGTACAGATACAATTCTGTTAATATGGGAAGCTTTGAGAGTGTTACCAGTCTCCTGGACGCTGTTAATAATGTCCAGTCAAACCGGATTGACGGTGTGGAACAGTTCATTCAGAGTATTATTATTGCGGTCAACTGCCAGTTTGAAGAAGGTACAACTGCCGCTCAAATTCGTGAAGCTGGCATGATTGCGCTTAAGTCTATTGGAGAGAACAAAGCTGATTTCAAGATTCTTTCTGAAGAGCTTGACCAGCAGCAGACTCAAACTCTGGTAGACAATTTGTATGACCAGATTTTGCGTATTTGTTGTATGCCGACAACCACAAAGGGTGGACGTTCAACAAGTGATACCGGAACAGCGGTTCTTTTCCGTGATGGATGGGAACAGGCCGCAAGCTCTGCAAGAAACACTGAAGATTTGTTTAGGCAGAGCAACCGATATTTTGATGAAATCCTGGTAGATGTTCTGAAGCGGCGTGGAATCCTCGATATTTCACTTATTGATTTTGAGCTTAACTTTGTACGGAACGAGACAGCAAATGTACAGAGCAAAGCGCAAGCTCTTAACACTCTGCTTGCTTCAGGTCTGCATCCTGAGATTGCTCTTGCTAAGTCTGGTATTTCCAATGATCCAGTGTCGGATATGAAAATGTCTGAAAAGTATCTCAAGCTTGTTTGGGGAGATCCAGATGAGCCAAAAGAAAAGAAAACGGATAATCCAGACGATAAGAATAATCCAGATGATGCTGATGCTGATGCTTCAGATAATTCAGATGATTCTAATAACGATGATGAAGAGGATGACAATAAAGGCCAGGTGAATGATGATGGAAAACCTGATGCCGTTTGATGAGCTAAACAAGCTCAAAGAAGGTCTTTCTATTCATTTTGAAGATGGCAAGATTCGTTCTGCTCAAGATTGTGAAGATATAATTGATGAGTTGTTAGATTTGTTCTTGCTTGCTGCTGCTGATGGTATCACCGATGCAGAGATGATGCTTTATACCAGTGTAGATTTCACTATCACAGAGATTATGGAAATCATTGACCGTGATATTGATGGTATGAACTGGCGTGAGCGTGTACGGCAGCACTTCAACAACGGTGATCCGCAGAGTGATATTGAACGTCTGGCAGATACGGAAACGCATAGAGACTATAACGAAGCTGCTTTCAATGCCGCTATCAAGTCTGGTGCAACTATGAAACAATGGCATTGTATGATGCTTCCCACTTCTAGAGATACGCATATCTATCTTGATAATGTGGAAGTTCCTATAGACGCACTGTTCAACACGTTTAACGGTCACTATGCAATGTTCCCAGGCCAGTTTGGTTTACCGGAAGAAGATATAAATTGTTTGTGCTGGCTTACTTTCAGATAAGCTTTACATAAACGTCAGTGAAGACGTAAAAACGCAGAAGTCATGAAAAGACTATAAAACGGAAAGAAATGCTGAGTGAACAGCTTTGTTAAACGCAGGAGGACTTGAGATGGCGAAGATTGATTTGTCCAAGATTGAAGGTTATGAGGCCATGTCTGCTGAAGACAAGCTCAAAGCTCTTGAGAGTTATGAGTTTGAAGCCCCAGCTAATACGCAAAATGAAGAGCGTTTGAAATCAGCTCTTTCAAAAGCAAATAGCGAAGCTGCTGAATATAAGCGACAGCTCAGGGAAAAGCAGACGGAAGAAGAAAAGAAAGCTGCTGAGAGAGCAGAGCAGGAAAAGAAAGATAGGGAAGAACTTGAAGCTTTGCGGCGTGAAAACAAAGTGAATAAGTTCAAGGCAAATTATATTGCCGCTGGTTACTCTGCCGAGCTTGCTGAAGAATCAGCAAAAGCACAGGTTGACGGTGATACAGATACCGTCATGAAGAATCAGCTTGCTTTTATTGAAGCAACTAAGAAAGACCTCGAAACCCAGGCTTTGGGGAATCAACCTGGATTGTCAAAAGGTTCTGCACCTAAAAATGCCCCGAAAACGTCTGAAGACAAAATTGTTGAACTGGCAATGAAATATGCCGGGTTATAAATAAAAAATGATAAAGAAAAGGAGAAATTACAATGCCTAATACTATTGCTCTTGCTAAAAAATTCCTCCCGATTCTGGACGGAATTTATAAGCGTGAATCTCTCACCGCGATTCTGGAAGGTGCAAACCAGAACGTAAAATTCAACGGTGGCAACAAAGTTTCCATCTTCAAGACCGATATGGACGGTTTTGCAGACTATTCTCGCGCCACTGGCTTTGTCACTGGCAGTGTGAATGCTGGATGGGATGAATACACTCTTAGCAAAGACCGTGGCATTTCTCTGACGGTTGACGCTATGGACGATGAGGAAACCCTGGGCATGGCTTTTGGCACTCTGGCAAGTGAGTTTGTCCGTACCAAGGAAGTTCCTGAAATTGACGCTTACCGTTTTGCTGTTATGGCAAGCGCGACTGGCGTGGGTGGTACTTCTGCGGATATTACCGTGGGTACTACGGATTGCCCCACCCTGGTTGACCAGGCCGAGGAGCAGATGGGTGATGACGAAGTTCCCGAAGAGGGCCGCATTCTGTTCTCTTCTGAAAAGTTCTATGCTGGTATCAAGAGCAAGATCACCCGTGTTCTTGCAAATGAGAACGGTGTGAACCATGAAATCGAAGTGTTCAATAATATGCCCGTTATTCGTGTTCCGAAGGGCCGCTTCAATACTGCGGTTACGCTTTATGACGGTACTTCCAACTTTGGCTTTGCTCCTACCGCTGGCGGCTTTGCAATCAACTTCATGATTGTTCATCCCTCCGCTGTTATGCCTATTGTGAAGCATGAAGTTCCCCGTATCTGGATGCCGAGCCAGAACATTAACGCTGATGCGTATAAGTTCGACCTCCGTGTGTACCATGATATGTTTGTTCTCAAGAACAAGGTGAAGGGTATCTACGTTCACAAGGCTTCTACCGCGAATACTTAATCGGTATGGACGTACCGAGTCGCAAAATTAATGGTGGGGTGGTAATCGGCTTAACTGCTGATACCACTCCCCCACTTGAAC